CATGGTCTTCAACCCTTTAAGTTGTATGACTTTCAGGAAAAACTAGTAAAGAACTTTCACGAAAAGAGATTTAATATCTGTAAGATGCCAAGACAGACTGGAAAGTCTACTACTGTGGTATCTTTTCTATTACATTATGCTATCTTTAATGATAGTGTCAATATTGGTATCCTGGCCAACAAAGCATCCACGGCAAGAGAACTTCTTGGAAGGTTACAGATTGCTTATGAGAACTTACCCAAGTGGATGCAACAAGGGATTCTAGCATGGAACAAAGGTAGTTTAGAATTAGAGAATGGTAGTAAGATACTAGCAGCATCTACATCTGCTTCTGCTGTTCGAGGTATGTCATTTAACATCCTCTTCCTTGACGAATTTGCATTCGTTCCAAACCATGTTGCAGACTCATTCTTTGCATCTGTTTATCCTACGATTACTTCTGGCAAATCAACAAAGGTAATTATTGTTTCTACCCCACACGGTATGAATCACTTCTACCGTATGTGGCATGATGCGGAAAGGGGATTCAATGATTATACACCAACTGACGTTCATTGGTCTCAAGTTCCTGGTAGAGATGAAGTCTGGAAAGAACAGACTATTAAGAACACATCAGAACAACAGTTTAAAGTTGAGTTTGAGTGTGAGTTCCTAGGTTCTGTTGATACACTTATTGCACCATCAAAACTTAAGACATTAGTCTATGAGAATCCTATTCAGAGAAATGCTGGGCTAGATGTTTTTGAACCAGTCAAAAGTGGTCATGATTATATTACAACTGTTGACGTTGCCAGAGGGGTTGGTGCAGACTATTCAGCATTTGTGGTTATTGATATTACCACATTCCCACATAGATTGGTTGCAAAGTATAGAGACAATGAAATAAAACCAATGTTATTTCCAAGTGTCATCTATGAAGTAGCAAAAAATTATAACGAAGCATTTATACTCTGTGAGGTCAACGACGTTGGGGACCAGGTCGCCAGTATTCTTCAATATGACCTGGAGTATCAAAACTTGTTAATGTGCTCTATGAGAGGCAGAGCAGGTCAGATTGTTGGTCAAGGATTTTCTGGTAAAAAGACCCAACTTGGTGTCAAGATGTCCAAGACTGTAAAGAAAATTGGGTCTCTCAATCTTAAGACAATGATTGAAGAGGATAAACTCATTCTCTGGGATTATGAGATTATTTCAGAACTGACTACATTCATTCAGAAGAACAACTCTTTTGAAGCAGAAGAAGGATGTAATGATGACCTTGCAATGTGTCTGGTAATCTATGCATGGATGGTCGCACAGGACTACTTCAAAGAATTGACTGATCAGGATGTTCGTAAGAGATTATATGACGAACAAAAAAACCAGATTGAACAGGACATGGCACCATTTGGATTTTTAGATGATGGTTTAGGCGAGGATAATTTTGTTGATGGTGACGGTGATAGATGGTATACCAAAAATAATCAGAATGATGAGTATGGTACTACCGCTGGTGGTTGGGAACTCTGGAATTACTGATGGATTTAGATGGTCAGATAAAACTTGGACACTTACTTCTGAACGATAGGAAGTGTAGAACTTGTGGTCAGACAAAGAACCTGATAGAAGGTTTCTATAGAACAAGGAAAGATAGAGGACCAGTCGCATCTTCTTATTCTTATGAATGTAAAGAGTGTACTGTTAGAAGAGTTGTAGAGAATAGAAAGAAACTAACTCCATTTGTTGATTGGAATTATCCAGATTGGTGACTCACGTCATATTTCCCCACTGAAAAGACCCGTAATCATAAATATTTTTAGATAAACTGAGATCACGGAGAAAAATTCATGGCGACTCCTCAATTATCTCCAGGCTTAATTGTCAGAGAGGTTGATTTAACGGTAGGAAGAGCAGATAACGTTCTTGATAACATTGGAGCGATTGCTGGTCCTTTTGCACTTGGGCCTGTTAATGAAGCTATCGACATTACAACAGAACAAGAACTGATTAATACTTTCGGTAAACCAATTTCTAGTGACAGACAGTATGAGTATTGGATGAGTGCATCATCTTTTCTTTCCTATGGTGGTGTTCTGAAAGTTGCTAGAGTTGCTGGTACTACTCTTGCCAACTCTAATGCTGGTGCGGGTTTGGCATCCACTACGATGACTGGTAATGGAAGAATCGACAACTATGATGACTATCTTACCGAGCACACTACTGATAATTCATTCAACTACGCAGCAAAGAACCCCGGTAAATGGGCAGATAACCTGAAAGTTTGTCAGATCGACAATGCTGCTGACCAAACAATTGGAATTACTACCACTAACCCTGGTGTAGCTGGTGCTATTGTTGGTCACGGTGTAACGGTATCAATTAATGGTACTGTTCTTCCTGGAGCAGGAACAACTTCAGTCTTTAATGGTCACTTAAAGGGTATCATTACTGGTGTTAGTACAGACAGTGGTGGTGCTAGTTCTTTCGACGTAAAAATTCTTTCCAGAGTATCTGGAAGTACTGAAACCAGCATTACATACGCACAAAATAATGCTGCAGCTTCTATTGTAGCTTCTCAAACTATCACCTTTGTTAATAACTCTGGTATTAATACCGGTGGTGGTCTACCAGCTTACGCTACCGCTAGTTCTGTTACTGCAGTTGATTGGTATGATCAACAGACTTTGGGTCTGACAAATTCAACAACTTTCTGGAAGTCGATTGCACCGAGACCTCTTACCTCGAACTTCACCTCTTCGAGAAATGGTAAAAACGATGGTATCCACGTTGTGGTTGTTGATGATACTGGTTCAGTAACTGGTATCCAAGGTAACATCCTTGAGAAGTGGACGAACCTCTCTAAGGCATCAGATGCAACTTCTGATGGAGACGCACCAACTAAGACTTACTATAAGAACTATGTTGCTGACAATTCAGCATATGTTTACGTTGGTAAGAACATTTCACAAGAAGTTGATTCTCATTGGGGAACTGCTCCATTAGCTAGTGGATTCTCTGCAGCTTTTACTCCAGTTACTACAGGTGCTGGACTCTGGAGTCAGGAGGCACAGGGTGTAACCTTTACTTCAATCGGTGCTGTAAGTTACACCCTAACTGGTGGTGTAAATTATTCGGCAAGTGGTGGTATGGAAGCCAAACTTGGGGACTTGACTACCGCATATGATCTATTCTCCAATAAGGACGAAATTGAAGTAGACTATATTATCATGGGCCCTGGTCTGGCTGAGGAATCACAAACACAGGCTAAGGCAAACAAGTGTATCTCGATTGCAGAAAGTAGAAAAGATTGTGTTACTACAATCTCACCACATAGAGCAAACGTTGTTAATGTTACTAACACAACAACTGCTACAACTAACCTTTTGAGATTCTACTCTCCACTTTCTTCTTCATCTTATGCAATATTTGACAGTGGTTACAAGTACACTTTTGATAGATTCAATAACGAGTTCAGATACATCCCATGTAACGGTGATGTTGCTGGTCTGATGACTCGTACAAACGTTGTTGCATTCCCCTGGTTCTCACCCGCGGGTGCTCAAAGAGGAGTTCTAAACAACGCAATTAAGTTGGCATATAACCCCAACAAGGCTCAGAGAGATCAGTTGTATCCTGCAAGAATTAACTCCATCATCAATCAAAAAGGTAGTGGAATTATCCTATTCGGTGACAAGACTGGTCTTGGTTATGCTTCTGCGTTCGATAGAATCAACGTAAGAAGACTGTTCCTTACAGTTGAACAGGCTCTTGAAGGAGCTGCAAATTCTCAACTCTTTGAGCTCAACGATAGTAACACAAGGTCGAACTTCGTTAACATTGTTGAACCTTACCTGAGAGATGTTCAGGCCAAGAGAGGAATTTTTGACTTCCTAGTCGTCTGTGACGATACCAACAATACTCCTGATGTAATTGACAATAATGAGTTTAGAGCAGACATCTACTTGAAACCAACCAGGTCGATTAACTTCGTAACCCTCACATTTGTTGCTACTAGAACTGGTGTTCAGTTCTCTGAAATTGCTGGTCGTGGACAATGATTTTTAACAAACATCTAATAAAGGAGTACCAAAAAAATGGCTGAAGTAAAAACTATTTCTCAATTTAAATCAAAACTGGCGGGTGGGGCTGCGCGCCCCAATCTATTTGAAGTATCAATTCCATCATTCCCTTCGGGAATCACTGAAGCTTGGAATTCAGGTGACAATGCTGAGAACGGAACTTTCAAGTTTCTATGTAAAGCCGCTAACCTTCCTGCATCAATTGTTGCCCCAATTAATGTTCCTTTCAGAGGTAGAAATCTGAAAATTGCTGGGGATAAGACATTTGAACCTTGGACTGTTACCATCATCAATGATGAGGACTTCAAACTAAGAACAGCATTTGAAAGGTGGTCAAACATTCTCAGTAGGTTAGAGGACAACACGGGTGTTACCAATCCTGGTTCTTACATGACTGATGCATATGTTCAACAACTTGGTAGAGGTGCAGAAAAATTCTCCACTGCCAACACTGGTGGACAACATTCTGTTCTTAGAACTTATAAGTTCTACGATATCTGGCCCGACAATATCAGTGCAATTGCACTGAGTTATGATTCGACTAATGCGGTCGAAGAATTTACAGTTTCCTTCCAAGTTCAGTACTTCACTATTGGAGATTCTCTGGAATCTAACACTGGTGCTGTAGGAGAGACTCAGATTAGTTGATAAATACTAGAACAGAAGTTTCTAGTCAATAATAATAATGGCGAGATTATTTGGATTCTCAATTGAAGATAACGAAAAACCCTCACCTGGTATAGTATCTCCGGTCCCACCATCTAAGGATGATGGTTCCGAACACTATGTTAGTTCGGGGTTTTTTGGTTCTTATGTAGATATTGAAGGAACATATAAAACAGAGAACGATCTAATTAGACGTTACCGTAGTATGGCACTCTATCCAGAGTGTGATAGTGCAATCGAAGATATTGTAAACGAAGCAATTGTTTCAGATAGCAATGACAGTCCTGTTCAGATTGAATTATCTAATCTGAATGCTAGTGATGGTATTAAAAAGAAAGTCAGAGATGAATTTAAGTATATTCTTGAGTTACTTGATTTTGATAAGAAGGCTCATGAAATCTTCCGTAACTGGTATATTGACGGAAGACTATACTATAACAAAGTAATTGATACAAAAAAACCTGAAGAAGGTATTCAAGAACTGAGATATATTGACGCTTCTAAGATGAAGTATGTCAGACAGTTGAAGAAGAAAGGTAAGGATAGTATCCAAACAGCACAGAATCAATTCACAAGTAGTGAAGGAACTGGGTATGACTTTCCAGAAATTGATGAATATTTCATCTATACACCAGGTGGTCAAGGTGGAAACAGTTCTGCATCTGGATATGGTGGTGCAGTAAAAGGTATTAAGATGACCAAAGATTCGGTCACTTATTGTACTTCTGGATTGGTAGATAGAAATAAAGGTAATACTCTTTCCTGGTTGCATAAGTCAATCAAACCTCTTAATCAGTTGATGATGATTGAGGATTCTCTTGTTATCTACAGAATTTCAAGAGCTCCTGAAAGAAGAATTTTCTATATTGATGTTGGTAACCTTCCTAAGATGAAGGCAGAACAGTATCTTCGTGACGTAATGCAACGTTACCGTAACAAACTGGTGTATAACGCAGACACTGGTGAAATCAAGGATGACAAAAAGTTCATGTCCATGATGGAGGACTTCTGGCTTCCTAGACGTGAAGGTGGTCGTGGTACTGAGATTACTACACTTCCTGGTGGACAAAATCTTGGTGAAATCACTGATATCAATTACTTCCAGAGAAAACTTTATAGAGCATTGAATGTTCCTGAGACTAGAATTGAAGGAGAAGGTGGTGGTATGTCACTGGGTCGTTCTTCTGAAATCCTAAGAGATGAAGTCAAGTTCTCCAAGTTTGTTGGAAGAATGAGAAAGAGATTCTCTGCAATGTTCAGTGACATGTTGAAGACTCAACTTATTCTGAAGAATATCATTACTCCTGAAGATTGGGAGTATATGAATGATCATATCCAGTATGACTTCTTATATGACAATCACTTTGCAGAACTGAAGGAAGCAGAACTTCTGACTGAGAGACTTAATCTTCTTCAGACTGTCGAACCTTACATCGGTAGATTCTATTCACAGGATTATGTAAGGAGACATGTTCTTCATCAGAATGATAATGAAATTCTTGAGCAAGACACTCTCATTGAAAAGGAAATTGAAAACGGTGTCATTCCTGACCCTAATGCAATGGCAGATCCTATGACCATGGAAGGTGGTGGGGCATTACCACCAGGTCAAGAACCAGTTGGAGACCCAATTCAAGCACCTCCAATTCCCAAAGATCCCGATATGGGTGGTCAGGGAGTCATCTAAATAACAATGTAATGAAATCATTTAGACATGGATGAACTTATGGATCTTTTGGTGACGGACGGTAGTTCTTCCCAAATTAGTGATCATATTAAAGATGTTCTTTTTGCAAAGAGTGCAGAAAATATCGAAACAATCAGACCAAATGTGGCAGCATCAATCTTTGACGGTGATATAAATCTTGATCCTGAAGAAGGTGGAGAGGAAGAATTTGTGTCTGATGTTGAGATTGGTTCTGAATCGGAAACAGAAGAATAATAAATAACTACTATACAACAATTGTAATTAAAGATAATGGCTGCAACTAGATCAGTAGGTGTAAATACGACCTTTGCCACTAGTACGTCTTCAGTACAAACAGGAGTTATCGCAAAACAAAGCGATACCCTGAGAGTTATTGCTGAAGGAGCTGGTGTTCATGTTGCAATTGGTACTAATCCAACTGCAACAGTTGATGATTATTATGTCTCTACTTTAGATGGTTCAAGAATTTCTCTTGGACCTGTAACAACTCTAAGGGTTGTTGGTATTACAACAGGTGTTAAAACAACTTTAGATTTTCCAGAGGGAATGGCATCACCTTTTGTTGTTGGTGATGCAGTTTCACTTACTGTATCCGGTGTTTCTGCCTTTGACTTTGAACATAAAATTGTGAGTGAAGTTAAGGGATCATCGGGTGTCGATGGATTCTTCAGTACAAGAATTGTGGTTGACTACAATTCCAGTTCGGTTACTGCCGTTTATGATCAAAACAACTGGGCTCAATTGAGAGAATCTTTCAAGGTTGCAGTTAAAACAGAGTCTGGAACTGGAAAGGTCTTTATTCAACAAGTACAAGTATCCTGAGAAAACAAATGAAACTCATCAGAGAAGAAATCGAATCAGTTGAATTTATCGTTGAAGAACGCAACGGTAAGAAGCATATGTACATTGAAGGTATCTTCCTTCAAGGTGATATATGTAATCGTAATGGAAGAATGTATCAAATGGAAGGCCTGAGAAAGGAAGTCCGAAGATACACAGAAAACCATATCGCTGCTGGAAGAGCTCTTGGTGAATTAGGCCATCCCGATGGTCCGACAGTTAACCTGGATCGTGTCAGTCATAAAATTGTCTCACTCAAAGAAAGTGGAACAAACTTTATTGGTAAGGCAAAAATTCTCTCTACCCCCATGGGTAAAATTGCAGAATCACTTATCTCTGAGGGAGTGAAACTTGGTGTTTCTTCTAGGGGTATTGGTTCACTCAATAAAACAAGAGAGGGTGTGAATGTAGTTGGTGACGACTTCATGTTAGCAACAGCCGCTGATATTGTTGCTGATCCTTCTGCACCTGATGCTTTCGTTGAAGGTATTATGGAAGGTAAAAATTGGGTATGGGATGGTGGTATCCTTAGGGAACAACAAGCTGCTAAAACATACAAGCAAATTAATACTCTTGTCACACAAAACCAATTGGATGAACAGAAACTTAATCTGTTTAACAATTTTTTAAATAATCTGTGATAAGAATAACAAATTATAAATAAATATAGATTATACATAGGTTAATCGGAGTAAGTTCAAATGTCTCGTGGAGATTTACAAGAAATGGAGCAATCTAAGACTGCTGTGAATGCGAACGCACAACCTGCTGAGGGTATGCCAAAGCTTTCAAATCCTGGTGAAGGATTGTCTGGTTCATACGAAGATCTTGGTGGTCCTACCCCTGAGAACTACAGTCCTACTAACGATTCTGCAAAGCTCAAAGAGCCTAAGATCGCTACTGTCAAGGATGTAGTTAATTCTAAGGCTGTAAAAGCTGACGCAATGAAAAAGATGGCCAAAGAAGAAATTCAATCAGAAGAGGAGGTTCTTGAAGAGGACCAAGTCAGTACTGATGAGGTTGTTGCTGAAGTCGAAGAGTATGACATCGATGAAGATGTTAATGCCCTCCTCGGTGGCGAAGAGCTCTCCGAAGAATTTAGAGAAAAAGCCAAAACAATTTTTGAAGCGGCTTTGACTTCTAAAGTCAAAGAAATCCAGGAAACCCTGGAAACACAATACGCAGAAGCACTTGCTGAAGAAGCACAAGCCCAAAAGGCCGTACTTCAAGAGCGTGTTGATTCCTATCTTGAGTACGTTGCTCAAGAATGGATGTCTGAGAACCAACTCGCTATCGAGCATGGTTTGAAGACTGAAATGACTGAATCATTCCTTGGAGGAATGAAGGGTCTATTTGAAGAACATTATGTAACTATTCCTGAAGATAAATATGATGTGCTAGAAAGCATGGTAGAAAAACTTGATGATATGGAGACAAAACTCAACGAGCAGATTGAGAAGAACATCTCCCTTAACGGCCGTCTCGCAGAGTCGGTTGCCGATGGAATCCTTGATTCCGTTTCAGAGGGTCTTGCATCAACTCAGAAAGAGAAGCTCGCTTCACTTGCCGAAAGTGTTGAGTTTGAAAGTGAAGAAGAGTATCGTGAAAAGCTGGAGACTCTGAAGGAGTCGTACTTCTCCAGAACAGCTACAGCAAAATCAGAAGCCCCACAAACAATTTCTGAAGGAGTTGATTCAACTCCAGCACCCACTGGTTCAACCATGGATGCTTATCTCAGAACATTGGGTGCATTCAAAAAGTGAATTTAACATTAATTCAAACAAAGCAAACTATTAGGTAAAAGCAAATGTTTCAATCCGAACATCTGCAGGAAAAGTGGAGTCCACTTCTCGATTATGAGGGTCTTGATCCAATCAAAGACGCCCATCGTAGAAGCGTAACTGCAGTCCTGCTCGAGAACCAAGAGAAATTCCTCCGTGAGGAGCAAGCATTCAGTCAGGGTATCAACCTGATGGAAACCCCCACCAATAGCGGTAACGCTGCTGGTGCTTCAGGTGGTTTCGGTGGTACCGCACCCGCAACTGGTCCTGTTGCTGGTTTCGACCCCGTTCTGATCTCCTTGATCAGACGTTCAATGCCTAACCTGGTCGCATATGACCTGGCTGGTGTTCAACCAATGAGTGGTCCTACTGGACTCATCTTTGCAATGCGTTCCCGCTACTCTGAAAGAGGTCAGGGTCAAGCTGGTTCAGAAGCACTGTTCAACGAAGCCGATACCGCCTATTCAGGTCAGGATGCTGGTTTCGATCTGACCGGTGGTATGAGTGATCCTCGCGCTGGTCTTGGTTCCACCGCTCAGGGTTCTAGTTCTAATCCTGCCGTCCTTAACCCTGTTGGTACTGCCAACTCCGAGGGTTATGTTGTCGGTCAGGGAATGGCGACTGGTGACGCAGAAGCCCTGGACAATGAAGCCGGAAACGCCTTCAACCAGATGGCCTTCTCGATCGAGAAAGTCACCGTTACTGCTAAGTCTAGAGCACTGAAGGCTGAATACAGTCTTGAGCTTGCACAAGACCTTAAGGCAATTCACGGTCTTAACGCTGAAGCAGAACTTGCTAACATCCTCTCTACTGAGATCCTTGCGGAAATCAACAGAGAAGTCATCAGAACAATCTACAAGGTTGCTGAGCAAGGTGCTGTTTCTAACACCGCAACTGCTGGTGTGTTTGACCTGGACATCGACTCTAATGGTCGTTGGTCTGTTGAGAAGTTCAAAGGACTTCTTTTCCAGATTGAAAGAGACGCCAACGCGATTGCACAACGCACTCGTAGAGGGAAGGGCAACATGGTTCTGTGTTCCGCAGACGTTGCTTCCGCTCTGACCATGGCTGGTATCCTTGATTACACCCCTGCATTGAATGCAAACCTGAATGTCGATGACACAGGTAACACATTCGCCGGTACAATCAACGGTAAGTTCCGCGTATACATCGATCCATATTCTGCTAACCTTACCTCCGGTAATGCCGCAGGTGGTAACCAGTATTACGTCGTTGGTTATAAAGGTTCTTCACCTTATGACGCAGGTCTGTTCTACTGTCCTTACGTTCCTCTTCAAATGGTTCGCGCCGTTGGCGAGAACAGCTTCCAGCCAAAAATTGGCTTTAAGACGCGTTATGGTTTGGTTGCCAACCCATTCGCAGAAGGAACCACACAGGGTCTTGGACGCCTCCGTGTCAACAGCAACCGCTACTACAGAAGAGTTGCAGTCAAAAATCTTATGTGAGTCACTGCCCTACGGGGCATCACATTCACAGGAGACCTTCGGGTCTCCTTTTTTTATGTTTAATTATAAATAACTAATAATAAGAAGGATCAAAAAATGCCTTTTCACATCAAATCAACTAGTAGCTATGATGGTATCGTTATTAAAGATGTATACTATGTAAGTGCAGGTCATTGGACTGAAACTTATGATGACAGAAAAATTTATACTTCTGAGTCAGCTGCAACGACTGCAAAGAATAAAAAAGTAACCAGTGCTAACGACATTCAATATGTGAATCTAAAATTAAAGAACTCAACTATTGTAAGTGAATAATGGCAAATAATACGTCTGCTGTAAGAATTGCTCAGAACAGTGGTCAACCCACTAACAGAAACTTTCTAACTCCATCTGGATTTACTTTTCAGGTTCAAAGGGCACCTAAGGTTACCTATTACGGTAATCTAATAACCCTTCCTGGATTAAATTTGCCATTTGTTGTTCAGAATACTTATCTTAAAGAAGTTCCGTATCCTGGTGATGTTCTTGGATTTGAAGACTTAAGATTAAGATTCTTGGTAGATTCAAATCTTGAGAACTACATGGAGATACAGAACTGGTTAAGAGGGTTAGGTTTTCCAGAAAGTCTTCAAGAAATTTATGACTTTCAAGGTGAAGAAAGTCCTTATAAAAAAGGACAACCAGAAAAAAGTCAGTTGGACTTATATTCTGATGGCACTTTAACCATACTTGATCAACTAAACAATCCTAAGTTTAAAGTAATATTTAATGACTTATTTCCAATATCATTAACAACATTAACATTTGATGCCACTTTAACAAGTGAACAGTTCTTTACAGCAGAGGTGGTTTTCAAGTATAATATATACGAAATACGTGAAATTGATTGTAGTCAATGCTAGTTGATCTTGAGAAAATTCAGAAGATGTGGGAAACAGATTCTAAAATGGATATTGATAATCTCCATACAGACTCCCTAAAAATTCCTATTCTTCATGGAAAATACCATGAACTTTATAACAATATTCTTCTCCTAAGAAAGAAGGCAGAACAACAAAGAAAAAATATTCGTCATGAGAGGTATGAATATTTTAGTGGGAAGGCAGACCCTGAGGTTTATATTGAAAACCCCTTCCCCAAAAAGATTAGAGATAAGGACACTATGGAAAAGTATCTTTCTTCTGATGAAAGATTGAGTAATATATCTTTGAAGTGTGATTACTACGATGTGATGTTGAATTATTTGGAGAGTATTCTCAAACAGATCACTAATAGGACTTATCAAATCAAGAATGCGATAGAATTTATGAGATTTAATTCAGGAATGGGGTAGTGAAATAAATAGACATAACTGATCATTATGTTATGTCTCATTTGACAATTGAGAAGGTTAATGAAGTATATCTAAAAATCACCACAGAACCTCATGTAGAACATGAGTTAAAAGACAGATTTACCTTTGAGGTACCTGGTGCAAAGTTTATGCCCCAATACAGAAATAAGTATTGGGATGGCCATGTACACCTATACAATCTGAAGACTAAAAGAATATATTGTGGGTTATTGGATAAGATTATTGCATTCTGTGAGAATGCTGGATACACCTACAGTTTCTCTGAAAACAAGTTCTATGGAATGCCTTTTGAGGTAAATGAATTTGTGAATAAGGAAGGTGTAAAGGATTATATGAAATCTTTATCGCCAGAGATTATACCTAGGGATTATCAGGTTGATGGTGTCTATGATGCATTGAGATATAATAGAAAATTACTTATCAGTCCAACTGGTTCAGGCAAATCATTTATGATTTATGCTGTTGTTAGGTATCATGTTGCGAAGGAAAATAAAATCTTACTGGTTGTTCCAACTACTTCACTGGTTGAACAAATGTATAAAGACTTCTCTTCCTATGGATGGGATGTAGAGAACCATTGTCATAGAATCTATGCGGGTAGAGAAAGAGTCAATACTAATGAAGTAACGATCACCACTTGGCAATCTGTCTATCAATTAGATAAGAAGTTCTTTGAGGAGTATGATGTAGTGATCGGTGATGAGGCCCATCTATTCAAAAGTAAGTCACTAGTAAGTCTTATGGATAAACTTGCTGATGCTAAGTATAGATATGGATTCACTGGAACATTAGATGGGTCACAGACCCATAAGTGGGTGTTAGAGGGGTTGTTTGGACCATCATATAAAGTCACTCAAACAAAGAAATTACAAGATGAAGGTTATCTTGCAACTCTTGATATTCAGTGTCTTGTTTTGAAATATAAACCAAAAAAATTTGATACTTATGAAGATGAAATTCAACACCTAATTGGTCATGAAAATAGAAATAAGTTCATAACAAATCTTACTATTGATTTGAAAGGTAATACTCTTCTCCTATACGCAAGAGTGGAGAAACATGGTGCCATACTTTATGACCTGATAAATAAAAAGGTAACAGGTGATAGAAGAGTTTTCTTTATTCACGGTGGTGTTGATGCCGAGGATAGAGAACAAGTAAGAGAAATTACTGAAAGAGAAGATGGTGCTATCATCGTTGCATCATATGGAACATTCAGTACAGGTATCAATATTAAAAAACTTCATAATGTAATATTTGCCTCTCCATCCAAATCAAGAATCCGTAATCTTCAAAGTATTGGTAGAGTCCTAAGAAAAGGCAAAGATAAGACTAAAGCAAAACTGTATGATATTGCAGACGACTTTACAATAGGATCAAGAAAAAACTACACCTTAAATCACTTCATTGAAAGAATTAAAACATACGTTTCTGAACAATTCAATTATGACATTACAACGATAAACATCAAAGACTAAAGGAGGTAATCAATGGGAATTGAAGATGATTTCTATTGTACAATAAAATTAAAATGTGGTGATGAAATCTTTTGTAAGGTAGCAGCAACTGAGGAAGAAGATAGAACTCTTCTTTTACTTTCCAATCCAATCACTGTTGAGGAGATTGTTGTCAGAGGAACTGTAACTGGTTACAAAGTAGAACCTTGGTTAAAGACTACAGAAGAAGATTTGATTGTTATCAATATGGATGATGTTCTTACAATGACTGAGAACAGTAATATTGATATGATTGTTTATTACCATGATTACTTAAGAAAGAATCATAAAGAGAATAAATCTAGTCTCTCTAAGGAGATGGGATATATTACTTCAGTTAAAGAAGCAAAAAAATCTCTAGAGAAACTCTATAATAATAGTTGAGTTATATAACCTATAACATCCTTATGAACCCGGACAAGCGTAATCCTACTCAACTTTTGGATACTTGTCAACTATATGAATTTCTGATATAATATAGAGATATTAGAGATTATGACTTATGCCCATTCGACCGATGACTACGATGAAAAGAGGAAGAAATTCTGAACACTACGTCAATAATAAAGAGTTCCTTGAAGCTCTTGAAAATTACTTTGCCGAAGTAGAACGTGCTAAGTTGAATGATAAGTCAAAGCCCCCTATTCCTAGATACATTGGTGAGTGTTTTCTAAAGATTGCAAATCATCTATCATACAAACCTAACTTCGTGAACTACATGTTCAAGGATGACATGATTTGTGATGGTATTGAAAACTGTGTTCGATACATTCATAATTTTAGTCCTGATAAGTCAAAGAATCCCTTTGCATACTTTACTCAGATTATCTACTATGCATTTCTAAGAAGAATTCAGAACGAAAAGAAACAGTTGGAGATCAAAAATAAAATTCTTGAGAAGACTAACTTTGATGAAGTTTTTGATACGAATGATATTGACAGTAGTAATTATTCTGACTATAATAGCATTAAAGACTCTGTGCATTCTAAACTCAGATACTGATGGAACGTTTTTTGTCACATAGTGCAGAATATCTTGTCATTGATGATTATCCTAGGCAATCATTCTTAAAAGATGAACTCTGTGAAGCCATTGAAAATATGGAAGATGTACAGGGTAGACGGACAAATGTAAAAGCAAAAATGTCTCATTGGTGTTTAGATAGTAATGAGATATCTAAACTAAAAACTTTTATTATTGAAAATAATAGTTTATATCCTTACCTATCTTTTAGAGTAAGTGATATTAACATTTGGGCAAACTGTTATGGAAAAGGTGATTATACAGTATCGCATGATCACCTCCCTGATATTTTGGCCGTTGTTTATTTTTTAAAATCAGAAAGATATTTTTCACCACTAGTTTTTGAAGGAACATGGAGAAAAATAAAGATTAGACCAAAAGAAGGAAGACTTGTAGTTTTTCCATCATATATTAAACACAGTGTTCCTATTCATAAGTTTAATGATACTAGAATTACTTTATCGGGCAATTTGAAGAATCCACAATGAGAGTCGCCATTATAACAGACCAACATTTTGGATGTCGTAAGAACTCTAAAATATTTCATGATTATTTTTTAGAATTCTATAATGAAGTCTTCTTTCCATATCTAGAGTCAATGGGTATCACCACTGTGATTGATATGGGTGATACATTTGATAGTCGTAAAGGTATTGACTTCTCTGCACTGGCATGGGCTAAAGACAATTATTATGATCGTCTGAAAGATATGGGCATCACAGTCCATACCATTGTAGGAAATCATACTGCATACTACAAGAATACTAACAAGGTCAATGCAGTAGATCTTTTACTTCGTGAATATGAGAATGTTCATGTTTATGATACTGCTACTGAAGTTGAACTTGATGGTCTCCCTATACTATTCATTCCATGGATCAATAAAGAAAATGAAGAAAGTACTTATAAATGTATTCAAAATTCAACTAGCATATGTGCGATGGGGCACCTTGAGCTTAACGGATTTAGAGTTAATAAACAAGTCGTCATGGATCATGGTGGCGAAAGCAAGTTATACTCAAAGTTCTCCAAAGTCTTCTCTGGTCACTACCACACTAGATCGGATGATGGACGGATCTTCTACCTAGGTAATCCCTATGAAATGTTCTGGACAGACGTTGGTGATCAGAGAGGTTTTACCGTCTTTGAGACAAGGACTCAAGACCATTTTCATGTAGATAATCCCTACAATCTCTTTCATGTTTTATACTATGATGATGACGATGCAGCACTTCTGAATGCATCAATTTACGAAGATAAGATCGTTAAGGTTGTTGTTCGTAACAAACCAAGAATGAAAGAGTTTGAAAAGTATATTGACAAGTTATACTCTTCAAATGTTCATGAACTTAAAATCGTAGAGAACTTCCAACTTCAGGAGTCAGAAGACTTTGAGGTTGAAGAGTCAGAAGATACCTTTTCCATTCTTGATAGATATATTGAGGAATCAGAAACTGAATTGGACAAATCAATCATTCAGAACCTGATTAGAGAGATCTATCAAGAAGCTTGTGAGATGACATAATGTATATCATTACAGTTAAAGGGATGGAAAAGGATGGGGCATATTCAGTATCCGATGAAGATGGTGATAAGATCCTTTATCTGTTTGAAGAAAAAGATGATGCAACTAGGTTTGCACTACAGTTGGAAGAAGACTGTGGTTTTCCAACTATGACCACTCTAGAGATTGATGATGCACTAATGATTAAGACCTGTGAGATGCATGATCACAGATATACTATAATAACACCAAATGACATTGTGATACCCAAAACAGATTATGATACTCTTTCAGAAGATTAAATGGAAAAATCTACTTTCAACGGGTAATCAATATACGGAAGTAATTTTAAACAAAGATCAAACGACACTCATCATTGGTACTAATGGTGCAGGTAAGTCTACTGTGCTTGATGCATTATGTTTTGTCTTGTATGGGAAAGCATTTAGGAAGATTAATAAGAATCAATTAATCAATACAACAAATGAGAAAGGAACTGTTGTAGAGATTGAATTTAATGTTAATGGAACAGAATGGAAAGTTGTTCGTGGAATCAAACCAAATAACTTTGAGATCTATAAAGACAATGAATTTCTAGATCAATCTCATTCTGCTATTGATCAGCAGAAGTGGTTAGAACAGAATGTTCTGAAGATGAACTACAAATCATTCACTCAAATTGTTATCTTGGGTAGTAGTTCTTTTGTTCCGTTCATGCAACTTCCATCATCAAGTCGTAGAGAAGTTGTAGAAGAACTGTTGGACATTAAAATCTTCTCCTCCATGAATAGTCTTATCAAGGAGAGAATTCGTTCTCACAAAGAAGAGATTAGAACTTTCGAGTTATCAAAAACCTCTGTCAAAGATAAGATTTCTATGCAAGAGAGATTTATTGAAGAGGTCGAGACTACTAGTAAATCTAATATCAAAGACAAGGAAGACAAGATTAAAAGTATTCTCAATGAAGAGAATGACTTAATGAATGACAATATAAAACTGTCAGAAGAACTTAATGATTTTGAAAGAGCCATTCAAGTTTATACTGGAGCATCAGATAAGTTAAAGAAGTTGGGTAACATAAAAGGTAAATTATCCCAGAAAGTATCAACTATTACTAAGGAACATAAATTTTTCACAGAGAATACGGTTTGTCCTACTTGTACACAGGAGATTGAAGAAGACTTCCGAATAAATAAAATTGAAGACGCTCAAAATAAGGCTAAGGAGTTGCAATCTGGTTTTATAGAACTGGAGAAGGCAATTAATGATGAAGAGGACCGAGAGCGTCAATTCACTTCACTAACTAAGGAGATCCTAACCCTCACCCATGGTGTTTCTAAAAACAATACTCAAATCGCTGGATGTCAAAAACAAATCAGAGATTTGGAATCGGAAATTCAAAGAGTTACCGAACAACTTGCAAACAGAAATACTGAGCATGACAAATTAGCTGAACTCAAACAAAAACTAAAGAGCACACAAGATAAACTTTCTGAGAAAAGAGAAGACATCTTCTATCATGACTTCACCTATGGTCTTCTAAAAGACGGGGGAGTAAAATCAAAGATTATCAAGAAGTATCTTCCTCTTATTAATCAGCAGGTTAATAAGTATCTACAGATGATGGATTTCTACATCAACTTTAAGTTGGATGAAGAATTCAACGAGACAATCCAATCCCCTATTCACGATGATTTCTCGTATTCTTCATTCTCCGAAGGAGAAAAGATGAGAATCGATCTGGCATTGTTGTTTACCTGGAGAGAAGTTGCCCGGTTCAAGAACTCAGTCAACACAAATCTCCTCATCATGGATGAGGTATTTGATTCCTCACTGGATGGTATGGGAACAGATGAGTTTCTAAAAATCATCCGGTTTGTGATCAAGGACGCAAACATCTTTGTAATCTCACACAAAGGAGGTCTAGAGGACAAATTCCAAAGTGTCATAAGGTACGAGAAAATTAAAGGATTCTCGACTATAGTAGCGTAGTAAACCAATTAAGTGTCATGATAATACCCTATAAGACTCCAGTAGACTTATCAAAAAACTTTAAAGAGTCTGGTATGACTCTAATTACTGACCCTTCATCCGACAGGTATCTACGTGAATACACCAAATTGGAAACATCACTCCAAGAAGGAAAAGAAAAGGAAACTTAAACCCCAAGCGATGAGGGCTAGGAAAGAAGCCCTCCGCCACTTCAAGAAGTGTCACCCAACCTCCCAGAAACGGG